GCCCAATCTTCTTCAAGATCCAGTTTGGCACTGGCGCTAGCGCTACGTCCCCGGCGTTTGAAATACAGCTCGGCACCGGCTCCAATGGCACTGGCACGCTGACGGGATCGACAACTGTCACTGGCTTCTGCACGCAGAACAACAACTCGCCAGTCAGCCCAGGCGTTACGCCATACGTCACGCGCGGCTGCTACAGCACAGCGGCTGGGGTGCTTTGGCTAGCCTGGAAGCTAAACGGCTCCAATACCACAAACGTGACGCTGGGCGGATTTATCATTGCGCGGTCGAATGACAACATCGGAGTTGTCACCACGGATGCTGCGATCTGCATAACCAACAACAATACAACGAGTGGTCAGACCACTCAAGGCGATGCATTCGGTATCAGCTACTTGCAGGGTATCGCAGTCAACCTGGGGACAGGTTGGGCTGTTTACCCCTGGAATGCCACTACATCGCTGTTTGGCGGCAACACTCAAGTAGGCCCTGTGTGGCAGTTCACGCCTGTGTACGGTGTCTGCAACTGGCACGCGCTCGCCATAAATGGCGAGTTTGGTATTGGATCAACTGCGTCCATGACCTTGGTGGGCTCGACAGCGCACACGTACATCGCGTGTGGCAGTCCGTTCGCTCTCAACAGTGTGTCATCGCAGAGCTATACCACTAACGGTGGTGCGTCAACATCGTACACGCAAGTCCTGTTGTGGGAATAGCATGGCAGTTTCAGGCGTAGTAGGGCTGCAGTTCACAGGCATCACCAGCATTGCTGGTGGCACAACGCGCTCGCCATCCGCACAGGTGGTGGTGCGCGTGGCGAATGCTTTGCCGGGGCTGTTCATCCTGCCGAAGTACAACCCCAGCAACAACCTGCCGACTCCAAACCCGCTGAATGGCCACATATTCCCGGTGCAGCCGCTGCCTGGGGGTGCGGGGCAGGCGGGGCCAGTTGGCTATCCGATTGATTCAGGCTAAGATCACACGTCTCAGGAGATTGCAATGGCTGCGAACAAAATTTTGAACATCCCGCCAATCGCGCTCGGCGCGTCGGCGGCAAACATTCTGAACTGCGCGATTACGTCGCTGGCGGGGCCAGTGGGGTATACGCAGACTCAGCCGTACATCATCGTCAAGCACATGCGGGTGGTGAACAACGACACGGTGAATCACACGATCAAACTCTTTAAGGGTGCGACCGGTGGCTCCGCTGTTGGTACGGAGCTTTCATACTCTGGCACCGTGGTGGGGGCAAACTCCTTCACCGATCTGTACGGGCAGATCCGGCTCGACGCTGCGGACTTCCTGACGGGGTTTGCGGACGCGGCCAACAAGCTGATTCTCAACATCGACGCCGAAATCGGCATTTCAGGGTAAGTCATGACCAAGCTGTACGTTGCTGAATACTCCGGCCTCGCGTCCGTCGCCACTGATGGTGCGGTTGCCGTCCTCCAACAGCCGCCCACCGCTGAGCAGGTAGTTGACTACACTGCGGGTGCTGCGGCTACGGCCAACGCCTTCAACGACACCACGGAATTCGTGGAGTTGGAGACGGACGCCATTTGCTCGGTGGCCTTTGCCACCACGCCTGTGGCTACCGTCAACAACATGCGAATGGCGGCGGGCGAGCGGCGGTTGGTCTCGGTACGGCCGGGCTCGAAGCTCAAAGTCTCGGCCATCACCAACACCTGATCATGGTTGTCCTGCAGCCTGGGCAGCGGAAGTTCATTCTGGCGATGTTCTGCGCCGCGAATTGCTTTGCGCTGGCCTGGGGAGGTAAGCTGACGGGCGGAGAGACGGTCACGGTCGTCTCTATCGTGTGCGCCTTGTTCAAGGCGGCGAATGTGATCGACAAGCGCCTCGGAGGTTCGGGATGATTGCCATGCTGCTCGGATGGACGAAGCTCCCACAATGGGCCATTGAGCTTATAGCTCTGGCCCTTGTGGGCGGGGCTATCTGGTTCTGGCACCACGAGACCTTCGAGGCGGGGGTGCGACAGGAAGTCAACCGGATCGAGTTGCAGAACGCCAAGACTACCGCGACCCTCCAGGCCAAAGCCACCACTGCGGAGACCCTCCATGCTGATGAATCCAAAGACTTGGGCGAGTTTCGTGCTGCCCACCCTGTTGAGCCTGTGCGGCTGTGTCTCGCAGCCCCCAGCTTGCAAACCCCTTCCGCTGTCAAAATCAGCGTCTCAACCCCTGCCATCGGAGGATCAATTCAGCCGGTGCCTGCGGGAGATAGTGAAGTTCGGGCAGACCCAGGTCCCGATATCAGTGGACTGCTCGAAGCTCTTGCAGCCCGCGCAGATCAAGTAACAGCACAGGCACGAGAATTGCAGGGACGCTAAATGGAAAATCACTCGCACAGTTGGTATTGGGTGGGGCTCAGCGTGGGTAGTGGCGTTGTTGGATCAATCGACTGGTTCGTGCACGCCTCGATTCCCTACCTGCAGTTCGCGGCGTTGGTCATTTCTGTTGCGGCTGGCGTCCGCGCCTGGGTCGCACACAACAAGCGCAAATGACCAAGCTCGGCGCAGCAGGGCTCGCCCTGATCAAGTCCTTCGAGAAGCTACGGCTTGTCGCCTATCAGGACGAGGCTGGCGTCTGGACCATCGGGTGGGGGCATACTGGTCCCGAAGTACGACAGGGCCTCGTATGGACCCAGGCGCAGGCGGACGCGCAGCTTGAAATCGACATCCGTGGCGCAGTCCTGGGCGTCATCAAGAGCCTTGACATTGCCCTCGGACAGAACGCTTTTGACGCGCTGGTGACGTTTACCTTCAACGTGGGGGTGGCGGCAGAGGCTCATTCTACGTTGCTCCGGCTGGTGAATGCTGGGCGGCGGGATGCCGCAGCAGCGGAATTCGGGAAGTGGATACACTCTGGCGGACACATCAGCAATGGATTGGTCGCACGGAGAGAGGCGGAGCGCCGTTTGTTCGTCACCCCGGACCAGTCTCCCGCCACCTGAGCCCCCGCTGGCGCGCTGAGGCCCGTAATGCGGATACGGGGGCTATCTCAGCCCTCGCCAGCAGCCAGAAGTACACCCCCTGGAACGCTGGGCCATGATCCTGAGCCCACCAGCTCCCCAGCTTGGTGCGAATGTAGTGCGCCGTCTCGTGGAGCACTACGGCCGGATTCTTGTGGTCCAGGCGCAGACTGATGAATTCCGAGCCCGGCCGCAGGGGGTCGGAGAACTGAAAGCTCATCTTGCGCCCCTCGTGCTGGTGGACCGGGATAGGCGACACGTTGTACGCATCGCAGGCTGAGGCATGAATCTTGCGGCACTCGTCCAGGGTGAGTGACCCGGTATTGAAACCGGGCCAGTCACCCTCGAAGGCATACAGCTTGTCCCGCCATGGATCTGGAACGCCGTTGCTGCCTTCAACCTCCTTCACAGCGCTACCCGCGAACTGCGGATAGCTGGAAGCTCGTAGTGCACTCATGCACCACGATCTTGCCCTCCTGTGCGGTCTCAGCGGGCTTGCCGACCGTCTGCGCAGTGCACTCCGTCACTGTGTCGAACGGACCCGCCTCGACCTTCCGCGCCAGCTCAGCGCCCGTCGAGGCGTCGAGCACCAGTGCGAGAACAAAATATTGCAACATGTTGGTTTACTCCGACTTGGGGACACTGGCCCAATCCGCGCGCCCGCGCTTCTTGGGGCTCTCAGCGAGCACCTCCATTTCCCAATTGACGCCGATGTCAGGATGTGTGGTCCACAGGTTCTGGCTCGGACGCGAGAAGCGGAAGTTATTCGCGTAGGCGTACTCATCGTACCCCTTGAGCGAATTGTTCACAATCAAATGTGACAATGTAATCCGCTGGTGCCAGTGACCGGCCACCATGATGTCGTAGGACTGGTCCACAGCCGCGTTGCGCTGCTGCTTCTTCTGGTTGCCGCGCATCAAGGGGCCGATTGGGCCAATGATGCCGTCGCCGCCTTTGAACTGATCGCCGTGCGTCAGCAGGTAGCGCGTGTGGTACGCCTTGAACAGAGCGTCCGCAGCGTCAGGGATGTAGAACGTGAAGCGCTTGTCGCCCGCGAAGTGCTTGGCCAACATCTGGTACAACAACCAGCCGAAGCTGGTGGCGTTGCGGTTCTTGGCCCAGGTTTTCTTCGTGTCGCGGTCGTGGTTGCCCGACACGCACGGCACAAACACTGCGCCGAAGGTGTCAGCCAGATACTCCAGGCCAGCCACGAGGTTGACGTACAGGTCATACCACGTCGGCATGATGCCCTGCTCGTTGGTCGCGGCCAATTCCTCGTGGATATTGCCGCCAACCATGTCGCCGCCCAACATCGCAATGATGCCTGGATAGCGCATGTCGCTGTCGAGGATCTTCAGGAGGTGCGGCACCTTGTTGATCACGTTGGACAGCCGCCGCTTCGCGATGGCGAGGTTGTATTCGTTCACCCCGCCAACCTGCTCCTTGAACACGCGCTCGCCCCAATGCAGATCGGAGAGCAGCAGAAGCGGCACGCCTGGAGCCGATGACGGCTTGCTCGGCGCTGCTACCCACTGCGGCACGCGCAGCTTCTCCGTCTCCAGGCTCAAGGTGCCAAGGAAGTCCCGCACCGCGTTGTATGTCAGCTCAGAAGCGCGAGCCTGCCGCACTTCCTCCTTCAGATTGGCCACGACCGTTGCTGGGTCGTGTTTGGTCATGTAGTCCGATGCATTCTTGACGGTCATGAGCTTCGCACCTTCTTGGCGACTTTCGCATCAGCGAACCAAACACGGCGCGCGGCCCGGCCGTGCACTGCTGGCGCTTCAACGATGTGGTCAGTGAAGCTCTCGCGGAATGCGGCAATCTGCGTCTGGCTGACGCCAGCGCGCTTGATGAAATCCGCTTCGTAGTCCCACTGCTCGGGACCCTCCTTCAGCATCGCGGCGAGAGCGGCGCGAATCTTGTTGGGGACAACCACGTTGGTATCGTGGGTGCTACGGTAATCGTCAATCGTCTTCGGCTTCGACATGTGAGGCTCCTGTTATGTTGGCAGGGGACCATGGAGTTGCACCACGCTTGGGGGTTTTGGAGACCCTTAGTTCGCTCCGAACAGTCCCCCTAAGTCAATTCCTCGCCCAGCGTTTTCGCTTTCTTCTTTTTGTGTGACACCTTCGCTGGCAGGTTGGGCGAGGCCGGGCCTGCCGCCACGAAGTCAGCTCCAACAGACTGAGGGATGCCGATGGTACTGTTGCCAGCCTTCGCTGCGTACATTGCCCTTTGCTGGGCGGTGGATACCATCGGCATGGGTCAGACTCCTGTGGCTGCGATGTTTCGCGCGACTACGCAATTTGCACAGTCGCATCCTATCACCGGGGCCTTCCGATGGCTACTGATGGCGCAGAGCGCATTGGGCACCCTGTCCACCCCGGCCCGCTCCGCCAGCGTGGTATCAGGACAGGTGCATTCCGAGCCCCCAATCGGCACCCTGCAAGGCGAGGGGTGGTACTCCCGCTGCAGCTTCCGATTCGCCATGACGATCTTATCCGGCAGCCCAAGCTCCCGACCGTGGTAGGACGTGGCAGCGTTTACCGCGTAGTCCCGTTGGGCAGGCGATAATCCGCCGTAGGCCGCTTCTGTGGCCGTCATCGTGGTAGTGATTCGGGCGTGTAGAGCTTTCAGCGCATCACAGTGGCAGAGCCCGCCCTCGTCCAGCGCGGGACACCCTTCACTGTGGATGCGCGTCCGCCGCGCTGCCTCGTCAATGCACTCCTGAGATACCCAGGCGTACCCGGCCGCGTCCACCATGTTGTCTCGCTTCGGGTGGTTGACTTGGCGGCTCAGCTTCACGCAGACCATTGCCATCGCCATTTCGCCGGGCGTGATAGGGGACGTAAGTTTGTGGGCCAACAGTGCTGAAACCAACGCAGCCGTCCGCGTGTAGTCGTCCAGCGGATGCCCATAGTCTTTGGCTCGGTCGCCGTGTGTGAGACGCTGGGCCTCTTGCAGAATGCTCTCACGCGATGCCTCGGCCAGATCGGCGGCAAGTTGGGTCGGGGTGATGAGTTTGTTCAAGGCAGTGTCTCCGGTATCAGGTAGATCAGATCGGGGGTGACGGCGCGCTCGTCCACCAGCGCTTGGCTGATTCGGACGATCTTGTCGCGCTTCGCGAGGAACTGCTCGGCAACATCCTCGTCGGATATTGGCTCGATCTGTCCGCGTGAAATCAACAGTCGCGCCATGATGGCCACGTCAATGATTTCCTCGCGCAGATGTGCGCGGTTCATCTTGCCGTTGTACGAGGTGTAGCCCCCATGCAGCGATTGTTTGATCGCAGCCTGGGCAACCTCTCCGCTTTCTTCGGCCAGCTTCGCCAGCCGGAATTGGTCAACTGTCATCATGTTAGTTACATCCTCGTCCAACACTGGATACTGAGCCCGGCTTGGTGTAGTCGCGCTCCGCTATATACTCGTCGTATCGCCGCCAGCCCTTCGGACACCAGAAGCCCCACTCGCGGCGGAAGGGGGCTCGCAGCCACAAAGTCCAGACCTTGCCAGCGGCTCCTGGCTTCAACTCAACACGGTGCGGGGTCTCGCCCTGCCGCCACAGTATGGAGCCTGGGCCATACCACTTGCGCTTTAACGGCTCCCAGGCGTGCGAAGACACCTCGTAGTAGCCGCCCCACAGGATGATTGAGAAGCTGTCGCCCCTGTGGTCGTGCAGCGCGCGGTCGTCATCGCTCTTGAACCACTGATGGAGGTTGAGCCGCCAGCCTGCAGCATACCAGCTCTTTGGCAGCCACAGGTGCCAGCGGTAGGTTTGCGGATTGCTTCGAGGGCCAATGGTCAGATCGGGTGGACGCATTATCGTCTCCTGTTCATTGCATCTAACAGCACGTCTTGGACCGACATGTTTTCGTGGTGGACCCGCATGACGTTCTCGTCCTCGGTCCCCTTCGCAACGATGTCGTAAACCCACACCGGTCTCTCCAGTGCGGCTTGGAACTGACGCATCGGGCCAATTCGCTCAAGAATCTGCATACGCTCGCCAGTCTTCCAGTCGTGGCCGAAGTATACAAGGATGTTGCAAACATACTGCAGCCCGTCGATGCCATGCCCCATTGACTTGGGGTGGGCAACGCCAATGGTGCGCTTACCAGATTTAAAATCAGCCAGCCCCGCTGGAGTCGATATGTCAACAGCTTGAGGAAAGGCTTTGAGTATACGAGCCTTGTCGTGTTGGAAGCTGTAAGCAACCATAATCGGTGCGCCGCTAGCCTCATGTACAATGCTGTCGAGAGCTTCCAACTTCTCATCGTGTACTCCAATCCACTGTGGGCGCTCAGTGTATACCGCACCGTTCGCCAGTTGTAAACACTTTTGCGCCAACACACCCGCGTTGACGATGTTGATTCCGCCCGGCTGCCCGCGAAGTTCCTCCAGCCCTATGTACATTTCCTTGCGAGCTTGCGCATACATCTTCGCAGCTCGCGCCGGAAGCGTGATTTCAACCTTGCGGTATATAGGGTCCGCCAAGTTGAAATAGTCTTTGGGGTTAACTGTGAGGTAGATATCTCGTAGGATGGAATGTATCTCACGATCAGCGTGGGGCATTGGCTCAATGCCGTACTCGCTGTCCCACTTCTTTCGGAACCAACGCTGTTTGAAGGCTCCAAACGTGCGACCGAGACGCTCTCCCCGGTCCAAGTACCACGTCTGGCCCCATAGGTCTTTGAGTCCTGCCGGAGCAGGCGTGCCAGTGAGGTTGAGCCACCTGTCAGTGAGGTTGTGAGCGATTCTGGCGACTTCATGAGCGCGCTTACCGCTGCGGCCAGCATTTTCGGATTCGAGCTTAGTGCCATGTTTGGATTTCTCGCGGAAGCCTTTGAGGCGGTCGGACTCGTCGGCTATAACTTGTCTGAATGGCCACTTCGCCAGATAGACGCTAACGAGCCATGGTGCAAGCTCATAGCTGATGGTGTAGATATCCGCCACAATTTTGAGCTTACGTAGTCGCTCGTTGGGCGTACCAGTGATAGGGACAATTCGGAGATCCTTGAACTGGTCCCATTTTCTAACTTCATCTGGCCAAGTGTCGCGCGCAACACGCATAGGCCCCATGACCAGTGTTGGATTGCGTACATCGATATCTCCTAGCAGCTTCATCCAATCTAACGCAACAAGCGCGGCGGATGTTTTGCCAATGCCCATGCCCGCCCACAGCCCTGAGCGCTTGTGGTGGCGTATCCAGTCCACCATTGGAACCTGCGGCGGGCGGAGAATCAGTTCAGACACGCGGTAGCTCGCCTGGGCGCACCCGCACCCGCTTCTGATGGCCGCATTGCCGACAGGTGCACATGTAGTCGTCATAGATGTGGTCGCCGTGTTGGAACACTTGGTACGACGGCACGGCCGGTATAACCCAGCGATGGTTCAACACAGCCTCGCACAGCGCAATCAGAGCGTGAGCAGAAGGGACCGGACTTCCGCTATCGAGAACAGCACCTCCACTCGGAAGCCCAACTCCCGCAATCGGTCGTGCATCCTCTTTTGCCATGGCTTGACTACTCCGCGTGGTTTTTTCAGCTCAACGAATATCAGTCTGCCGCCCGGTAATAGGCATATCCGATCCGGCACACCGATAATCCCGAAGGGCCTGAACTTGAAGTACAGGCCCCCCAGGTGCGCCATACCGGCGCTCAGCTCATCTTCTACATCACTTTCCAACACGGATTGTTGTCTTTCCGTGCGTGTGAGCGACGCTGGTCACTACCAGTGGCTTGCTACTGCAGCCATCGGACTGCAGCACTGTCAGGTTGGGCGCAATCGGCGGGACGCGCATAACCTGTTGCAGTTCAAACTCCAGATCGTCCACCTTCTCCGCGAGTCGCTGGGCCGTGCCAGCAAGCTCGGTGGCGTTGGAGCGGGAGTGTTGCAGCTCGTTCTTCAACTGCTGCAGCTCCTTCTCCTGCTCACCAAGCACCTTTGACGCTTTCAGCAGCTTCTTCAGCAGCCAATCGCGAGTTGAATCACCATTTGCACTCATAGGGGCTTCACCGTTCCAACGATGGTTTTGTAGTCCCAATGCCCGTTGTCTTGCGGCTTGGGGTCGATACGCACCACGACCGCGATGGCGTTTGTGTTGTAGCCCTGCTTGTCAGGGTCAGTCGGCACAACCACTTCTTGGCCAAGGTGCAGCTTCACGCCTTTCTTCACACGGTAGGTGTAAAGCTTGGCGAGATTGTGGCCGCGCAAGAATCGGACTCCAACAGTGTTGTAGTCTTTCTTCTTGGGCTTCGTCTGGACCAGATCGTCCACGATGCCGCCTAGAATGCGCGGCCCGTAGAGGATTTCGGTCGCACTGCGCGCCATGTTTGTCTCCTTCAATTTTCGTAGTAGGGGGCTCGAATCCGCGATCACTGTCGATGGATCATGCTTCAGGAAGTAGTCAATAGCAGCGCGGCCTGCGTATTCCAACTGCTCCTGGGTAAGCGCTGGCGGGGCGTCATTCCGCCAAAACGCGGAGTTGTCGCTCCTGTCTATGCCTTCCAACTCGTCGGGGTGAAGTCCGAATCCCTCGTGGAACCCGCTCCATGTGTACTTCGCCTTGCTCAAACTGCTCATTTCTTGTACCTGTAGCCCTGAAAGCCCTTCGCCGTCAGCGGCAGGCCCTCAGCCCATAGTGAAGCCGTCGTCATCAACTCCGCCAAGCCCTGCTCTGTGTACTCAGGGCTGTCAGGGGGCTCGCAGATATCCTCGTCGTGGACGCTCAGTACCGGTTCATATCCAGCTTCGTCGGCAGCCAGTAG